GCAAGCCTTCCCACGAATAACGACGACCCCGTCAACGGCGAGTTGCTTATCACCGAAAGCGGTCTCTACACCTTCAAGATTTGGGGCCAAAACTCCGCCACCAACCTCGACCCGACCGACGCGTCGGTGGTAGGCATCTGCGAGGTAGGGGCGTGCAAGGTCAGCGACGAGCCTGCGTGGACAATCCCGTCGGTGTCAATTCCGGACAACGTCATATATTACGAGTAAAATGGAACTACTCAAGCTAAAAGAATACCAGGAACGCTCGTACGCCGAACTCCCCTCAAACGAAGGGTACGTCAAATACGGCGACGACAACCTCTTCCCGCAGTACCTCATCGACCTGTACAAGTCGAGCGCGACGCACAACGCCCTCTGCACTTCGATTGCCATGATGATCTTCGGCGACGGTGTACAGGCCAACACGTTGGACGCGCGGCTCAAGATTGAAGAGTGGGGGCTGGACGATGAGATTCGCAAGGCGTGCGTGGACCTGAAGATTCAAGGCGGCTTTGCCTTGGAGGTGGTGTACAGCATCGACCGCACGACCATCTCCAAGGTACGGCACTGCCCCTTCGAGAACCTACGCTCCGGAGAGGTCGACGAGAACGAGGACTGCCACTGGTACTGGTACTCCAAGGACTGGGCGGACAAGCGCGAAGAACCTATCGCAGTCCACGCCTTCGACCCTTCCATGAAGAACGAGCACCCGACGCAAATTTTGTACGTCAAGCCGTTCTCTCCCGGTTCCTACTACTACCCGAAGCCCGACTACATCGGAAGTATCGACTACATCGAGCTCGACAAGGAAATCGGCAAGTACCACATCAACAACATCAAGAACGGCCTCGCCCCTTCGTTCACCATTCACTTCAAGAACGGGGTGCCAGCAAGCGAGGAGCGTCGGAAGATTCGCAACGACATCGAACGTCAACTCGCAGGGGCTACCAATGCGGGCAAGTTCATCGTCACCTATTCTGATTCTCCCGACCGCAAACCCGACTTTGAACCGTTTCCCCTCTCGGATGCTGACAAGCAGTACCAGTTCCTTTCGACCGAGGTTTCCGACAAAATCATGATCGGGCATCGCGTGGTGTCTTCGGCCATGTTTGGAGTCAAGACGGCGGGACAGTTGGGCAACACGCAAGAACTCGAAATTGCGTCGGAACTCTTCGACCGTCAGGTGGTCAAACCATACCAGCGCATCGTGAAGAACGCGGTCGAATCCATCCTCGGAGCTGCCGACGCTGGTGCCATCGTAACCATCAGCGAACCCGAATCGGTTCAGATTCAAGCCTCGGAGGAGGTGGTAGACCTAAACCTCGCGTGTGACTTCCTGATTGACTTGGGCGAGAATATGGACAACGAATGGGAACTCATCGACGCACGAAAGGTTGACTACGACACCGAAGCCCAGCAGGACGCGCTGTGGGCTTTTGCTACGGTTCCTTCAGGCAAGCCACAAGCCTCCTCGGAGCAGGACAACGAACTCATCAAGGTACGTTACGCATATATGCCCAAGGTCACGGGTACACCTACGGGTGAGAGCCGCGACTTCTGCACGCGCATGGTAAGCGCAGGTGACCGCGTATGGCGCAAGGAAGACATCGAAGCCGCGTCACAGCGTGCCGTGAATCCCGGATGGGGGCCAAATGGAGCCGACACCTACGACCTGTTCCTATACAAGGGCGGAGGCTCTTGTCAGCACTTCTGGGAGCGTCGTACCTACCTCCGCAAGAACAATAAGAAGGTGAGCGTCAACCGCGCCCGACAAATCATTCGCGAGGCTGGTCTCGAACCAATCCCCACGAACGACCGCAAGGTTGCACAGCGTCCCCGCGATATGGCCAACCGTGGCTTCCTTCCTTCCAACAAGGCCGCCCGTAACATCTCAACACCACGCTAATGGCACTACAAGCAGAAGTTCTATTTGTCAACCCTGACTACATCAAGCGCATCACCCAACTGAACGGTGGCGTAGAGGATGCGGTTATGGTTCCGGCCATCATCTTGGCACAGGACAAGTACCTTCAACAATACCTCGGCACAGACCTCCTCAACAAGCTCAAGGCCGACATCAGCGCGGGAACGGTGGCGGGTGCGTATGCCACGCTCCTCGACTCGTACGTCCGCAAGGCGACGGTCTGGTGGTCGATGGTCGAGATGCTCCCCAACCTCTACGTCAAACTTGACAACGGGGGTTTGGTTATCCGTACGGCGGAGAACACCCAAGCAATCGGCCCCGACGACCTGCACCGCGAGATTGAAAACGCACGGCAAAACGCGCAGTTCTACACGACGCGGTTGGTCGACTACCTCATGTTCAACTCGAACTCGTTCCCTGAATACACGAGCAACACCGACGCGGACATGATCCCCGAGTACACGGCCTACTATCAGAACGGCATGACCATCTCCATTGGTGCGGATGGCATGGACCCGGACTTGGGTCGTAAACTGTTACGGACTATTCGATGAGCCGAAAGGACAACATCAACCGACTCAAAAATTGGCTACATGAACAGCGAAGCGTGGATAACTTTGGTGCCGTCAATACTCACGGCGGTCGGAGTTTGGGTAAACTTGAACAGCGAGGTGGCAAAGCTGAAGGGTCGGGTGTACCGACTCGAGAGTGACCAAGGAGAACTGAAGGCGATGCTTAAGGAGTGCGTCGAAGGTATCCACGAGCTCAAGGTGCTGCTCGCCAAAAAGGGACTGTGATGTACAAATACTTCAAGCTCTCCGAGTTCGACAGCCCCGACAGCCCCGGCTCCGGGGAGTTGATGGAGCCCCAAGTATTGGAGGCGTTGGATGTGGCCCGCGACATTGCGGGCTTCCCTTTTATTATTACCTCGGGGGTACGGACTGTCCAGCATAATAAGTCCGTGAACGGGAGTCGGCAGTCAAGTCACCTGCTGGGGTGGGCTGTGGATATTGCCGTGCCCACTTCCCGCAAGCGGTTCCTCATGATTGAGGCCCTCCTCGATGCGGACTTCACCCGCATAGGTATCGGCAAGGATTTCATCCACGTCGACATGGACCCCAACAAGGAGCCGAATGTCATGTGGACCTATTAACAGCCCATGGAATTAACCCGCAAAAGCAGGACGGTTCACGCCGTCGATGTCAACCTCCCCAAGCGGGGAGCCTCTGACAACTTCCTCTTCATCTCGGACATCCACTACGACGCTGTCAAGTGTGACCGCTCCCTCCTCCACAGGCACCTCGACGAGGCGCAGAACTTGGGGGCGGGAGTTTTCATTTTCGGGGACTTGTTCGACTTGATGCAGGGCCGCTTTGATCCCCGTGGTAACTACTCCGAGCTCCGCCCCGAATACAAGTCGTGCGTCTACGTCGACGAGGTTATCCAAGACGTAGGCGAGAAGCTGTCGAAGTACGCCGATGTCATCAAGTTCATTTCCAAAGGCAACCACGAGACGAACATCGAGAAGCGTATGATGGTCTCACCCATCGACAGGGTGGCGCAAATCATCAACGCCAACGGTGGACACGTCGAGGTCGGAGGGTATGCAGGCTGGCTTGTCGTACAACCCCACAGGAACGGCTCAGGACGGCGCAGGTTCAACGTTCACTACCATCACGGGTATGGTGGTGGGGCGAAGCGTTCCAAGGGCATCCTCGGGGCTGATATTGACCAGAAGGATTTCCCCGACGCGGACTTCATCCTTCGGGGCCACGATCATCAGAAGTGGCACCTGCCCGTGACCATCGACCGCATCAGCCAGACCTACAAGGTAGAACAGCGCACCGTCCACCACTTACGCCTCGGAAGCTACAAGAAGCTCGGGGACAGGTACGCAGGATGGGCCACCGAGAAGAACTTCGCCACGCCACGCCTTGGAGGATGGTGGGCACGAGTGCAGGAACGCCAAGACGAGTACATATGGGAAGTGCGGGAAGCAACCTGAACCCGTGGGTCAAGGTCATATCGGCCATCGACATCACGCAAGTATTCAAGACCAAGGGCGACATCCGACGGTGGAGCGCAAAAAGAACCATCGGGGGCGCAGTTGTTCTCGAGGCTCTTTGGCAGATCCATGAATTTGGACTATCTTGGGAGGGCATTGTTTTGGCTGGGGTCGGCGTGACCCCTCTCTGCCTCTCGTTCTTCGAGAAGGAATAGGTGCATTTAGTGTTATTTGGTGAAGCCCTCTGAAACGTCGGGGGGCTTTTTCTTTCAAAAAAGTTTCTTTTTTCTTTGGAGAATTAAAAAAGAGTTCTATATTTGGGACATCAAACAAACACAAACACTATGAGCCAACAAGAACTCAACCAACTGCACGGCCTTTTGACTACGTTCAAGCGTACAATGATGACCGAAGAGCACACGATGGAAGACCTACACGCTGTACTGAATACTGCGTTCATCGTTTCAGAAACAAAGCCTAACGCCTAACCCCAAACACAATGCACGCACCAATCACCAACCACGGACAAGATGAAGCCTTCCGCCTCATCGTGGAACTCCGCAAGAACGTCTTTCCCAAGATGACTGACGAAGAGCTCGTCAGCTTTCGGAAGGACATGGCCTACTACCTCGACACCAAAAACCTCTAAACAATGCTCAAGCCCAACGGAATTTCCCACACGATCTACCCCGACCAACCCGCCGACGACTTCAACGAGTGGACGGCCAACTTCACCCGCCAAGAAATCGTCCGCGATGTGGATGAATTCAAGCGCAAATTCGACGCGCTATGGGATGCCTTCAAACGCGACATCCAGCGGAACTCATGAACCGCTAC